GCACCCGTCTCAAGCGTCAGGGTGTTCCTAAGTTGTGAACAAAAGCTACGCCAGTGCCGCCTGTACCACCAACACCACCAGTACCATTTGAGGCCCCACCAGAGCCACCAGAAATGTCTGGGGTTGGGGAGGGGCCGCCACCAACAATGATAATGGCAATTCCTCCGCCTCCGCCGCCGCCGCCGGCGACGCCTTGTCCAGCAGTAATGGTACCTTGGTAACCATCGCCGCCGTTTCCAGCATGGGCAGTCAGGGCCGTATTTGCCCCGGCTCCGGTAATCAGGCGGGCCGACACATGGACAACACCGCCACCTGCTCCGCCTCCGCCTCCGCCCCCGTTTCCACTGTTAGTCCCTCGACCGCCGCCACCGCCACTGCCCCCCTGAAATACAGAAAACGTGTTGCCGAGCCGGCCACGCATCGCTGTGATTAAATCATTGGGATTGCCAGCAGTAATAGCCGCCCGTACAACTGCTCCGCTATTTCCACCGTTGGAGATGGCGCCGCCGCCGCCACCGCCATGACACGTCCCGCCGTTTTGACCGGGATTTCCTGCGGTTCCACCACTAGCCGCGGCTGTGCTCGCCTGTCTAACTGATGCTGATGTTGCTGTGCCATTACCCGCCGCGCCCAGTGGAAAGGCCCCCGCACCGCCACCCCGTTTATTGCCAATAAGCCCGTCTGTGGCACTAACACCGCCAACACCGCCAGCGCCCGCAGTACCTACTTTGCCGTTCTGGCCTGGGGAGCCAAGGAATGAGCCAGCCTCCAGGGTCAATGTATTCTTTACATAAATCCTACAACCATTGACGTTAAGGAATATGCCGGTGCGGACAGTTAGGTTGTCTAGATACAAGTCACCCTGTAGAGACGTAAATGAACACGTATACCTAGTAACAGAGCCAACGGGGTAGTCAGTGTCCGCTACTGGGTCAATTAACAGACCCGCGTAAGTATTAACCCCGTCCAGGTCCATGTCCCCGTTGAACCCGTCTCCGAAGAACCCAACGGCACCACCGGCCCCACCTCCGCCACCTTGGCTTGAAATTAGAGAACCCATGGCTACAGGGTGTCCACAATGATGACGTCAGGGTTGCTGTTGGTGAACAGCGACGCTCCGCCGTTGGTTGCCGTGACGAGCTCGAAGCTGGACCGCAGCGCTTGCATGGCCCGTGGTACCACAGTGCCAGACGGCACGGAGATCTCGCCGCCTGTGATGACTAGCCCGTTGACTGCTGTGAGCGCCTCGACGGCGTCCTCAGGCACGAACGACTCGCCTGGGCCTAGGCTGTTGATGTAGTCGACGACCACCGCGCGTGCCTGCTCGGAGACCTCGATCGGGTCCACGTCCGCGGTGAACGTCAGGTCGAGGCGTACCTGCAAGAGGACCACGCGCGCGACGATGACCTGGACGAAGATGCCGCCGCATCGGATGTTCGCGAGCGAGAGGAACACCGCCTTGGCCAAGCTCTGGGCCTGCGCATCGTAGGTCGGGTTGGTCGTGTTGAGCTTGATGAGTGCGTCGGTAAAGCGGTCCGCGATGAGGAGCTGGACCCAGCGTCCCGGTCGCCCGCGCGAGTCGAGCACCTCGATGGCTGTTGCCTTGACGACGCCGGCCACCTTGAGCGCCCCGTTCTCGAGCGCAGCCAGTGTCCCTCGCTGGGAGGTCGTCCAGAACCGACGGGCTCGGTCCCGCAGGCTGGGGTCGTCCTCCACATCCGCGGCGCCAGCGGTCGCCACGATGTTGGTGACGACGAGGTCACCAGGCGACCCGATGAGGGTGCTGGTGATGTTCGTGATGGTGCCGATCTTCGCCTGCTGGTTGAACCCCGCGAGCACCGAGCGGATGGGGACGTAGATGGGTCCCAGGTTGAGGGCCGGGAAGGAGCTGGCGACCGAGGTGATGAACTGGATCCCGTCCACGCTGGCGATGGCAGTGCCGGCCGGGATGGTGAAGGCGGTCGGGTTCGCCACCGTGGTGGAGAACACCACCGTGCCGAGGGACGGAGCGGCAGGCTTGCGGACCAGGTTGTAGCGATCGAGGACCAGCCGGTCGAGATCGGTGCCCTCTGCCGAGTCGAGGAACTGACCGCGGCACACGTTGACGAGCTGACCGATGACGGCGTCGGCCATGGCCGACCCACCAGCCACGAGCACGTTCGCGTCGGTCCCATCGCGGGACACCACGTCCGCAGACAAGGCGGCGTTGAGCCCCAGGATGCGGTCGCGAGCGACGCGGAACAGATCGTTGCGGGATGGGAAGTCAGCCATTGGTTTGTCCGATGGGCGAGAACAGGCCCACGCTCACGTCCTCACCAGAGGAAGTCAACCGTGCTGTCACCCGCACCGTCAAGGTGTTGCTCGACTGGGAGACCCTGGCGACCACGTTGGACACGTCAGGCTCTCGAGACAGCTCGCGCTCGATGCGCGCCCGCAGCCCTACGACGTCGCCGGCAGGCAGCGGCTCTTTGACTCGAAGCCCGACACCGTACGCCGGGATGTGGAACAGGTCGCCAGGTGTCGTGGTCAGCCGACGGATCAGCAGCTTCTTGAGCAAGTCGGCACCTGCGGTCAGGGTGTAGTCACCACCGCGGATCACCAAGGTCCCGCTCAGGCTGGTGTCACCACCGACTGATGGCGCAGGCTTGTTCGTCAGGTCGCGTCCCGCCGTGCCCTTCGTCGCTGCCTTGGCGGTCGGGGTCGCGGTCGCTTCCTCGGTCACACCGGCGAAGTCGGCGAAGTCGGGAAGGCCGTTGATCGCCCCACCTGCGTCCTTGAGCCCGGTGAGCTTCACGCGACCGATGGCGGTGGTGTTGGGCAGCGGCGTCGCAGACCGGACAACCCACTGGAGCGGCAGCTTGTAGGGCGTGATCTCAGCGACCGCAATGATGCGAACTGTCGACGGTTCGGAGAGCTCCCAGCTTTCCAGGTTGCGAACGTCGCCAGGAAGGATGCCGAGGACGTCCTGGGGCGGCTTCGACAGCACGACCACGACTTCGTGGGTGCTGATCGGGAACGCGTAGGCGATCGTGAGGTCCGTCGTGATGCCGAACGGCCCCGTGCCCCATGGTCCAGTACCCCATGTCATCGGAAACCCCCTAGAATGCAGGGTAGCGGGGTGTAATCCGCATTGTACGAAACCACGATCATTCTGCCTTGAGGACAGCGGTCCCCACGATGTTGACGGACGGCAGCCCTGGTCCTGGGAGGAACGGAGGCGTAAACGGCGGCGTCGGGTTCGGAATCACCGCCGTGAGGGGTCCACCCGTTGGGGCGGAGGTCGAGTCCTGGTGGATGTGGGCTGCGTACTTGTCGTCGACGGCCTTGAGCTCGTCCTTGAACGCGAGCGCACGCGACGTACCCCCTCGACTACGGATCTCGACGAGCCCGTCGCCAACTACCAGGATCCGCATGGTCTTGTCCTCGCGGATCACGAGCAGAACGTCATCAGGGAACTCCGCTGCCTCCGCGGGCGGAGGGTCGCTCGCGCTGTAGAGCCGACGTGTGACGATCAGGCCGTTGTCAGGGTCCCCGTCTGGTGCCGCGACCAACACCTCGTCGTTGACCTCGATGGGCGTGTAGAAGCCGAACCCGTCGCCGGCGTACTCCTGCCCGACACGAGCCGTGGCCTCTGTGCCGAACGGCATCAACGTCACGTTCGCGAACACGCCTTCGTTGGGGTCGACCTCGACCGCCGTGACGATCGCGAGCGCGACCCAGGTGCGCGTGTCCATACCGGGCCCGCGAAGTGCCTTACCCATCCGCCCAACGTCCGGCGTGGTGCTGACCCTGGAGTGCTTGAGCATCTAGTCGTCCCGTCCCTGTGCAGTGGCGCGACCGACAGTCACCGTTGGAACTCTCGGCGGAGCCTTGACCTTGCCACGTGGGCGCACAGCCTGAGGCGGGCGTCGCCCCTTGTCAGAGCGGGCCGTGACCGATTCGACAGGCACCACGTTCTTGCCAAGCTGCTGGTTGATGTCGAAGCGGGGGACGAAGTAGTTCTGGAAGTCGAAGGAGATCTGGATCCCGGCGTCCAAGCTCCAGCTCATCACCACGTTCGACACGCGGAACGTCCGAAGCAGGTCGACGACGCGGGACCGTGCCGACGCAACGATCACTCGGGCGAGGTTCACGTCCCCGATTCCAGTCTTGCCTGAGAGGGCCTCCTTGATCGCCTTGACCTCCTCGTCGAACGGCCGACGGTTCGAGTCTGTGAAGGTCGACACGTTGGGGGCACGATTGGCGAGCTGGCGCGCATCGACGCTGAACTCGACCGGGTCGCCTGGTCGGAGCCTGGTCAGGTCCGGGTCGTCGTTGTCGCCCTTGAAGCTAGCGAGCTGTGAGGTGGCGCAGAACCCTCCGAGCTCGCCTCGACCAACCTCCTCGTAGATGTTCTTGGCGATGCCCAACAGCTTCGCCCGGTCCCGAATACCAGGCACGGAGATCTTGAGCTTGTCGGTCTGGGCGACCTCACCGCTGGGAAGCACACCTGAGGCGAGCGCGAGCTTCTCATCCTTGGGTGGCCACTGCTCGGTGAGCAGCTTGCCGCCGCCCCGAGCAGTCGAGGACGTGTCGAACGAGATGATCTCCACCACCGGGACCTTGACCCCAGAGAGCTTGCGCTCGAAAGCGATCTCCTTGATGTTCCGCCCGAATACCATCTTGCGCTCGGTGAACGCGTTCCCATCATCGTCAACGCGCTTCTCGGGCCGGAACGTATGGTCGAGCGGGTCGAACTTGGGCTTGCTCAGGTCGAACAGGGACCGCGACGGACGGATCACGAGGTTGCGTCCGCGGAAGAACGGCACGGCTCCAACCAGGAAGCAGTACCGCGTGATGAGGTCCCAGACGTTGAGGTCGTCACCGCCCCCGCCCCCTGAGCTCGCGCCTTCGCCGTTCGCCTCGCGGCGTACGCGGGTGAGGCCGTCCTTGTCCAGCACCGGAGGGATGCGCTGCCCCGGCCAGTCCTGAGGGTGGACGAGCACCTGCATCTCCTGACCAGCAGGGTGCTTGTCGAGGATGGCTCGGACGACAAGGTTGACCGGCTGGCGCAGGTCCAGTTTGGTCATCACCTTGGGATCGACAGGTGAGTCCAGGAACAGCCCGCGCAGGTCGCGCCCGTCGATCTTCACCATCGAGCCGTTCTCGGTGTGGGTGACGAACCAGTTGTCGACGATGCCTGCGAGCACCATCTGACTGTCAGGCATGTCGGCGAGGATGGATGGCCGTCGGCCGCTGCTCTCCTGCGAGACCATCCCTCGTGCGAAGTTGGCCGCGCGCACCGAGCCCATGAAGATCTCGATGCCGGCCGAGCGGACCAGCCGAGGATCGATGGGGAGCTCGCGCCAGTCAAACTCGAGCGAGAACTTGCCGGCCGTGCGGTAACCAGGAAGCTCTACGCTGGCCGACTTGGGCACGCGGTTCTGCACGAACGACAGGTTGCTCTTACCCATCTGGGTGATCAGCGGTCGCGTGTTGGGGAGGTGCTCACCCGGCTTGTCGACGAACGCCTGGCCGAGTGACACGCGAGGCGCGCGCCGGTTGGTCGCGGGGCTTGGTGCTGACGCAGGGGTGGAGACCGCCGTGGGATCTCCACCCTGCGGACCTGGCTCCGGGATGTCATCCTGCACGCGGAACGTCTCATCGAACCTGAGCCGCAGGTTAACGACCGTGCTGGGGTAGAGGACGTCACCTGACATCAGCAGAGATCCCTGTCCGGGTTCGCGGGCACGAAGACCACCTGCCCTGCGACGAGCCCACTCGACAGCAGGTTGTTGAACACCATCAACGAACGCCACTCGTCAGGTGTCCCGTAGAACTGGGTCGAGACGGTGCGCAGGTCCATGCCGTCGCGTGCCTGGAACACGCGGATCACGTCTGCGGTGATCCGACGGATGAGCTCGTACTGGCGGCTGGCCGCGAGGTTGCGCATGTCGGTTGCGGCGTCGGCGCTCTCACGGACGTTGGCCCTGACGGAGAGTAGCTTCCCGAACGACAGGATCGCTCCGAGATCGAGGGTCGCGCCATCGACTGCGTTCTCAGCGGTGTCGATATACTGGTCTGCTTCCAGCTTGATTCCGTCGAGGATCCCGGCCACCCGCTTGAGCCCCACGATGGGTGTTGCGACGTCGTCGCCCACCGAGGTCACAGCGTCTGCGAGCCCGTCGACGAAGTCCTGGAGGTTCGCTGCTACAGCGCCGAGCTGCGCCCCGATGTCCGAGAAACGATCACCTGCCGACGGAACAACCGAGGTCGTGTCGCCGACCGTGTTGAGTCGGTCCTGCATCTCGTTGGGCAGGTCACCGATCAGCCGGCCAGTGCCCGCGTCAACCACCGGGATCTCGTTGAACGACTCGGCCTGCGACGACCAGACGAACCCCATCTCCCAGTCGACGTCGTGGCCGGTCTGCCAGCGCGCGGTGAACCGATCCATGATCCCGCGTCGGGCCTGGTCGAGCCACGTGACCTCGACCTCCTGGCCCTTGCGTCGGATGTCATCGACGAGCTTGACTAGCTGACGCACGTCATCAATGAACTGGATGATCTCCTGTGCGTCATCGGAGACCCAGAACGCGGACGCGTTGTTGCTGTCGAGGCGGAGATGCTCGCTGATGAACTTGTCCTTCCACGCACCGCTGATCGTAGTGGGCTCCTCCTTCGCGCCATACACCTGGAGCGTTCCGATGGGTGAACCGGGGTACCAGTCGACGGTATTGCGCTGCGTGCCCGAGAGCTCGAACGGACGGTATGGCAGGGCGCGCTTGCGGAGCACCAGCCGACGCTTGTCGCCAGTCAGCTCGCGGATAACGAACGAGGTGACGAGGGCTGAGCCAACCTCGGCCACTAGCGCACCGTGAACAGCGGGGCGAACCCGGACTGGAGTTTACGCTCACCCATCGAACCCAGCTCGTTGGCGAACCCGACAGCGATGCGGTCAGGATCGTAGCCCTCGGCAAACGCCTGCTTGATGTCGAACCGCGAGCCACGGAAATCCTGATAGACCTGCGCGTCCTCCTTGCCCTTGGGCACCGAAGCCTTGGGGGGTGCGACATACTTTGAGGTCGTCGCGCCATCCGTGCCCTTCATGATCATCTTGGCGTGGGCGATCATGCGGCGAGTAGCGTCGGCACGCTCACTCATGGGGAGCCTGCCGATCTCCTTGGTGCGCTTCCCGAGGTACTCTTGCGCCTTGAACACACCACCGCCGGTGCCCTTGAAGATGTCAGGGATCAGCCCAACGATCTTCTCGACCATCTTTAGGATGAACCCGATCACCTGGCCGATCTTCTCGACGACCTCCAAGAAGGCGTAGCCAACACCTCCGAAGAACTTCCCGAGGGCGCTGTCGCCGCTGAACATGCTGGCGATCTTCCCACCGATCCGTCCGATCGTCGCGAAGATGCCCCCAAACGTCTTCTTGAGCCTAGTCGTGATGCCGTTGAAGTTCTCCCCGAGTGCCTTCACCGCGACGACGATCAACCCGAAGATGGCTCCGAGAGGGGCCATCTTCAGCAGCGTTTTACCAATGGGAGCGAGGGAGGACGCGCCTTTGAAGAACGATGCTAGGACCGCTGTCACGGCGGGAGCAGCCGCACCTGCGCCACCTGCCTTGACCAGCTTCGCAGCGCGCTTCTTGTAAATACCTATGCCACCGGCCACGACCCCACCGATGCCGACGCCTCCGGTCAGCTTCTGGGTCGCGGTGTTGACCAGCATGATCTTCGCGTAGGTCTTGGCCATCGCGATGATCTTGTCCATGTGCTTGACGAGGAAGTTCCCGAACTTCTCAGCACCGGCCATCCAGCCGTCGATCGCACCGGAGAACTTGTTCGACAGCTTCTCGAGCGCGGGGGCGAGCTTGACCACGATCCCTGCGGTCAGTCGGTTCCACGCAAGGCCGACGCGAGCTGATGCGTCCTGCCACTTGGCGATACCTGCGAGGCCGTCGTCGTTGAAGGCAGCGTTCTTCTTCGTCAGATCGTCGAACGATGCCTTGAGCGCCTCAGGTCCTTCGGCCATCGCGCCAGCCAGCTTGGCAGCCTCGACCTGCGAGATGCTGAGCACGCGAGCGATGCCGGTCGCGCCGAGCTTCCCCGACTTGACCGCCTTGGACATCGCCAGCAGGGACTTCTCGGCACCGCCCTTGAGCTCGACGCCGTATGCCTTCGCCGTCTTGGCGAGGCCCTTCTGCCCTTCGTTCAGCTTCGTTCCAGCCTTGCCGAGCTTGGTGAAGATGTTGGCCACCATGCCAGCATCAACACCTGCACCCTGGAGCGCGTTCGACATGCCTGCGGCACGGTCACCAGCGACACCTGTGATGCTCGCGATCTTGTCGATGTGCTCGATGTACCCCTTGGCACCAGCGATCAGCGGACCGATGGCGAAGAAGCTCGCCATCATGGCCGTGCCCTTGACCATGCCGGTGAACCGCGAGCTCGCACGGTCGACAGCGCCGCCTAGCTTCCCGACGTTCTTCTCGAGCGTGGAGAGCTTCGGCGACGCCTTGTCATCGATGTCGAAGTCGATAACTACTTCGGGGTCATCGGCCATGGTCGACTCCCGTCTTGGTCCCGGCTGCTTCCTTCTCCAGCCAGAACATCAGCCCGTTGTTGAACGACGTGATCAGCGCCGAGGTGGAGCACATGAGGTGCTCCATCGGTTGGTGCCCATAGCGGGCGGCGTAGCTGATCAGCTTCCAGAGGTCCATGATGTGCTCGTCGATGTCCGGGTAGAGTTCCATCACAGACCGGATGAAGACGCCGATCTGATGCGGTCGCGGTTGTCGGGGGAGCGCTAGCCCGCTTTGATCTTCCGACTCCCCAGGAACTTTTTTGCGACACCGTCGCCCGCCGTCGCCATGTCTGCGTAAGCCGTGAGGATGAGCTCGCGGATTGCGGGGTCGGTGCGCTCGAGGACCGTCTCGTCCTCGGCCTCGGCCTTGTTCAGCTTGCGCCCATCGACCTCGACGAGAGAGAACCGCGCCCAGGCGTACGCAAGACGCGCCTGGTTGCCGGCGGCGCGCTCAGCAGCAGCCACCTCCTCGCTCATCTCGAGCTTCACCATGCCGATGGACTTCTTGATGTACTCGTCCTGCCCGGCGAGGCCGAGCTCCTTGACCGACCCGTCCTCGTTGTAGGTCGTCTCGGGAAGCTCGTACTCGTAGATCGCTCGCTCACGCTTGCGCCCAATGTTCAACGCCGCATCCATGCTGCACCCTTCCTATCTGCTAGAGCTGGCTGTAGTCGTCGCCTGCGAAGTCGAGGCTGATCGCGCCGTAGTCAGCTCGCGATCCGAACGACAGCGGGATCTCCCCGAACTGCATGTCGCGCAGGAGCACGCGCACGCGATCCCCACCAGGGAACGCCAGCGTGACCTTCGCGTTGACGCGCGCGCCGGGGGTCCGGTTGCGGGCCTTGTCGACCAGTCGCCGCATGAACGCGAGGATCTCGCCGTTCTCGAAGTGAACCTCCATGCGGCCCCGATACCCGCGGTACACGGTGTCGTGGCGGTCGGTGGTCTCACCGAGGTAGCCCTCGGTGAGCATCTCGAGCTGGGCGGCCATCTCGAATGACCGCACGTCGTTGATGCTGGTGAGGGGCGAGTTGTCCTCGACGAGGAGCAGCTCGACCTCCTGCCCTTTGATCCTCTGTGCCATGGTGTGACTCCTGAAAAGAGATAGGGCGCGGGGTGACCCATCGCTGGATCGTCCCCGCGCCCTATCCCCGCTGAGACCGGGTGAAGCGCCCCCACCGGCCTGTCCGGTAGGGTGACTCTGAGAGCCTATGCCTCGGCCCGCGTACTGTCAATTCCGAAGCCGGAACCGATCAGCAAGGGCTGGCAATCACAACGCTTGCCAGCCATGACGCCACACCGGGTGTGGTGCAAGGCGAACGAGCATTCCTGCTCGAGCGCGTGTCGCCACACGTCATCTGGGATGAGGTCGACGGAGGCAACCTTGGGGGCGCGCTTCCTCCGTCGACGAACGGTCACGAGCTGCTGACCTCCGCAGAGGTGACGACGCCCTCACCGATCTCAGTCTGGAGGACGATGAAGTCCGCCGTCGCGAGCGTCCGCACCTTGATGATGATGACGTAGATGCCCTGGGCCTCGGACTGGGGTGTGTTCCCCGACTTGCCATCGATGACGTAGCTGTCGATCCGCTGGGCCGCGACGTTGTCCGGGGACAGCAGCCCCTGAAGGAAGTCGTCGACCTGGCCGAGCGTCCCATCCTTGAACGACTCAGACATCGGCAGCTTGGCGAAGGGCTTGAGCGCGTTCGCGATCGAGTCCTGGATGAAGTCCGCCATCTTGCGGCGGTTGATGTTCTTCTTGCCACCGGTGAGCGAGGTCGTCACGCCCGACTGGAAGATGGGCCCGACCGTCTTGTCGATGCGGACGCCGGCCACACCGCGCAGGCGCAGGAACTTCCACGCGTTGATGTCGAGGTTCGGGACGTTCGTGGCGTACCCGAGGATTGGTGCCAGCACCTTGCGGGTCACCCCGGACGCCTCGCCAGGGTTCCGCTCGGGCGCGAGCGAGCCCATGATGGACGCCATCCAGCCGTCGCCACCCGTGTCGAGGATGCCGTCGCTGGTCGTCGACCCATCCGCGAGTAGGGTGGGGATGCCAACCGCCTCCGGGATGAACGTCTTGGATGGCGGCCAGTCGTAGAACACCCGCTCGTCACGGTTCGCACCGACACCCGGATCAGCATCCGCGCCGACCGAGGTGAGGGCGGTTGCCTTGACGAGGTCGAGCTCGGGGGAGATCGAGCAGGTTCGTCCGACGCCGTTCTCACTCGCCACGAGCACGTGGCTGCGGAGCTTCGTTCGGATCGTGCTCGACTTGCGGGCGGCCCAGACGTGGGCCACCTCGCTGGCCGGCACGTTGTCGAACAGGAGTGAGTCGATGGACTCGGCGTAGAGCACGTCGATCGCTGCGGCGTTGATCGCGTTCGCGCGCTGGACACCTGCGGTGTAGGCCACCGCAGTGGTCGGGCCGACCTTGCCGTCGAGACCCGAGAGCGGGTCCCACGTCGTGGCCGTGGGTGCGGCGGGGGCGACGAGCGGGTCGATCCGCGTGTCGACGGCCCACGTCCCATTCGCACCCGAGGAACCGGTGCCAGCGCCGTCGGTCAGCGGACGGACGGGCACGGTGAAGCTGCCCTGCGCTGTGAAGATCGAGCCCGCACCGGGGCCATAGCTGTCGGCGGCGTGGCCGGCGTGGAGCCGGTACGGCAGCGCCACGGCGGTCGTCCAGTCGAACGAGGTCCCGCTGATCTTCTCGGCCACGAGGTTGGTGGCGTCGGTGATCGAACGAACGCGATACGTGAGCGCGTTCGCGCCAAGACCGGCGGCCCCACCGATGACACCGATGACCAGGATGTCTCCGATCTCGACACCGACCTTGCCGTCAGGTCGCGAGAGCGTCAGGAACGACCCGGTGGCCGACGTGAAGATCTGCGTCAGCGCCGCGCCGATCGCCGTGACCGAGCCGTCGACCGCGGTCTTGTACGCATCGGCGTTCGAGAACGAGGTTCGCGCCGCGATCTTGAGCCGGTCGACAGCAGCCGTCTCGCTCTTGAACTCGCGACCCGCTGCCACGTCAGCCGCGGCGATGGGGACGATCGGCGTCGGGTCGGTGGCCGACTTGTTCGTCGGGAGCTCGCGCCACAGCCGAACACCGGACGCTGAGGCCAGGTTGACCGCCACGCCGACGAGACGACCGAACGTCTTGTTGCGGAGCTCGGCGTAACCGCTGCCGCAGTCGCCGCCGAACTGGCCCAGTGTCGGGTCGAACCCGCCGAACTTGTTCAGCAGGTCCTGGGCACTGATGATGTCCTGCGCCTGCGGGTTGCTCGTGAACACGCCTGCCGAGTCGACGACCACCGCGTAGGTCATGTCGGAGAACTCGCCGACGAGCGCCACGACGTTCGTGCTCAGACCCTGGACCGCCGCGGGTGGCGGCAGGTCGATGATGTTGATGCCCTCGATGGCCGTGATGACCTCATCGGGCGGGAACTCGGAAAATCGTCGGATGAAGCCGGCCATGGTGGGCCCTCCTTAGGGTTGGGTGATCCTACTGCAAGCGTGCGCGGGTGTCATAGTTCCTCGGTCCTCTCGACGACTACCACCTCGTGCTTCGGCTGGAACTTCGGCAGCGACCGAACACGGAACAGCGAAACCTGGCCTCCCAACATGATGGAACCTGGGCGCCATCGGCGCCGGGCGTCACCCTCTGAGTCGAGCATCTGGGTGCTCATCGGCTCAAACACGACCCGCTGGTTGTAGTAGTGGGGCAGATCGAGCTTGAACCCATACATCCAGTCGACCGGGTTGAGGGCGTCCTCGAGCATCATCGACACCCCAACGCGTTCGCCAGGGCTCGAGCAGTAGAGCTCGACGACGAGGGTCACAGTGACCTCGGCGTACTTGATCAGGTAGCTCTTGGTGTCGTCAGGCTCAGCCCCATTGACGACGACGAGCTTGGGGTCGAGGACCGGTGTCAGCGAGTGGTAGTCGTAGGCGGCTTCGCCTGCTGCCATGATGGCTGCCGAAGGGAACTGCGCGAACTGATCGGTGTCCGCCCACACGTCATGGACCTGCTGGAACCGGACCCGCACACCTGCCACGTCGAGGTGGACCTGCTCGAGGTACTCCTTGAGGCCGCGCTTGAGCGCGGTGACTGCGTCGGTCTCCCGGTTGGCCGTCAGCTTGGGTGGTGGCTCGGTGGCACTGGTGATCAGCACCGTCCCGCCAAGCGCGGGCGGAACCAGCAACGGTGTGCCGGCGAGCTCCTCAGGGGGCGGGGGCCCTGGTGGGCACTGGTCGATGCTCACTTGGTCCCGCCCTGTCCGGCCTTCCAGCGGTCGAGGGCGGCGGTCACCTCACGACGAACTTCCATCATCACGGCCTGAATGAGCTGATGGTTGGTGAGCGGCCCGGTAAGCACCTTGCGCGCGAGCAGCCCCCGCTTCGCGATGGCGTTGGCGATCGCGAAGCTCGCGCTCTTGGCCTCCTTGCGAGAGAGCCCAAGCTTGCGCCGGGCCCAGAGCTCGATCTGCTTGGGGGGTGGACGTCGCGCGCCCTTCTTCCGCCCGTACTCGATGACACCTGCGTAGGACCGTGTGTTGAAGACGCGCCCCCCAGACTTGGTCAGCTCGAACTGCCACGCCTGTCGATAGGCCCCGGTGTCGACCGCACCGATGGAGCCACGCGGTG